TTTAATTCATCAGGTGTTATTGAACTTAATCCACTATTCAGTGGGTCATAACTATTACCTCTACCAAAAATATTATTAAATGCATTTAACAAATCTCTTATTAATGATGTGGATTCACCACAGATATACCTATCATAACTAAATGCTGCTGATGCCTTTAATACTGTTGATCCTTGATATGATACTCTTGTTGAGTTAAGTGATATTGGAAACAAACCCACAAACTTATATTCTAAAAATCGATTATAATCTCTTTCAAACTTAACAATCCTTGTTTCATTTGATTTATACTCTGATGGGTAATGTAATTTAAAATGATAATTATCTCTTGATGGATCAGAATCAGTATTACCTCCAGTGATATATTCCATCCAATGTTCAATAAACTTTAATGATGTGTAATCATTATCAACATAAAATTCAAAATTTATTTGAGTAAAATTTCTTGTATGAGCAAATCTCTCAATTACACCCTGAAAATCTCCTGCTACATTCACAGATGCCATTGCACTACCTGGTAAAACAGCATCACTTACTAATAAACCTGCATCTTCAGCAACAAAACGATCATTTATACCTTTTCTTCTTAAATATGATCTTACACCACTTACTGGTAATGCAAATTTGACCAGATAGTGTGAACTCTGGGCAACATTTTGCATTCTTGGTAGATAATCTGATATTCTTCTCGGTCTTGGTGCTGGCACTCTAAATACAACTATAGTATAGTTATTTAGATGGCTTACAAGGGAAAATACTATCCATCATTTCCTCGAAAGTATAAGGGTGATCCCACTAATATCATCTATAGGTCATTGTGGGAAAGAAAGTTTATGGTATATTGTGATAAAAATACAAAAATTTTAGAATGGGGAAGTGAAGAGATTGCTCTTCCTTATATTTCACCTCATGACAATCGCATTCATAGATATTTTCCTGATTTCTATATCAAAGTGCAAGAAAGCACTGGTAGAATCAAAAGATATCTTATTGAAGTTAAACCAAAAAAACAAACAAAACCACCAGCAAAACCTAAAAGACAAACAAAAGGTTACATTCGTGAAGCATTTGAATATGCAAGAAATCAAGCAAAATGGAAAGCAGCAAGAGAATTTTGTGCAGATCGTATGTGGGAATTTAAAGTAATCACAGAAAGTGAGTTAGACATATGAGTAGAATAGATCCAATAATGAAAAATCTTATCGGTAACGAAGATCCCGATGATTTGGCAACAGAAATTTTAGATGTGTTAACTGAAGGAAGTAATGTGCCTCAAGCAGGTAATTTTTATGTTTTTGTATATCAAGCAAAAACACCAGGTATCGCATATGATTCACATCCTCTTGTTGCGGTGACTGATGTATTTTCTTGGGGATTTCGTGGACTTAACTATCACTGGGGTGAAATGAGACAATATACATTTCCAGAAGTGGTTGGTGGACTATATCAAGTAGATGAAATGGAGTTGAGAGATTTAAGAACCCTACCTTTTGTCAAAATCCTTCTAAATAGTTAAAATAATTTAAAAATAGGTCGATAATGGCATTATATCAAGGAGGATATAGCAATTTTGCAGCAAGAAGAGCAGCAAGGCATGGTAGAACGAAGGAATATAAGGCTTCTCTTGAACAAAATAAAAAATCTAATAGCACCACCAAACAAGTAGAAAATTCTAGTTCTACTAAACCCGCTGCTACTGAACCAAGAGATTTAAAGGGACATCCAAAAGTAATGTCATATCCATCTGCAAAAAGTTTATCGGAAAATACTGGAGATTCTCTACTGATAAAGTGTTTTAAGTATGTTGTGCCTGATACTGGACTAAATTTTGAATATGAACAAAGAAAAGCAACTAAAACTGGTTTTTCACCGTTTTCTGGTGAAAAAATTGAAAAAGATCAAATAGCGACAGATGCAAAAGGAAATAAAATAAATTTTCCTGTAAAAAATAGTGCCTCTCTTAGAAATTTAGGTTCATCAGATAGATATAATGAGTTAGGTGAAGATGGTAAAAGAAAGCATAAACCACTTTTTTATGTTGAATTACCCATTCCACAAGATATTAATGATTCGAATAGTGTGACATGGAGTGATGATAATATGAATATATTTCAACTTGCAGGATTAGCTGCGGTTCAAAGCGGTCTAATGAATCCACAACAAGGTTTTGAAACAGTAAAAGAACTTTTTCAATCAGGTATACCTGATAAAGTATTAGAGGGTGATATGAAAGAGCAATTAATTGCAATAATATCAGGTAAGGCGATTGATGCTTTAGGTAATAATCTTAGTACAAATAGTGTTTTAGGAAGGTCTCAAGGAACAATATTAAATTCAAATCTTGAATTATTATTTAATGGTGTAAATTTAAGAACTTTTCCTTTCAGTATTAATTTTAGTCCAAGAAATGCGGGAGAAGCAACAATGGTCAAATTTATTATCCGTGCTTTTAAATCATCTATGGCTGCTAAAAAAAGAACTGAAGAAGCGGGACAAGGAGGAGCATTTTTGGGTGCACCTGATATATTTTCATTAGAATATAGACATGGAAGTGCAACTCATCCATTTTTGAATAGTTTTAAACATTGTGCATTGACTGGAATGACTGTAAATTATACTCAATCAGGAACTTATGCAACATATTCTGATGGAACACCAGTTAACATGCGAATGAATCTTACATTTAAAGAACTTAATCCAGTATATATTGAAGATTATAGTGACGACGTACCAGGAGTTGGATACTAATGGGATATTTTGCAGAATTACCAAATATTTACTATCCATCACCTTTATCAAATAAGGTATCTTCTAGTGATTTAATTATTGTTAAAAATATTTTTAGAAGAGGAAAATTATATGATTATCTCTCTGATAATGCAACTCTGTTCAACAAATATATTATTGAAGATGGTGAACGTCCAGATACTATTTCTGAAAAATTATATGGTACTTCAAGATACGATTTTGTCGTAATCCTAATCGCTGGTATAACTAATATTACTCAACAATGGCCAGTTCAAGATTATCAAATTTATGATATTGCACTTGAGAAATATAAAACTGAAGCAAAATTAAATGAAACACATCATTATGAAACACTAGAAATTAAAGACAGTAGTGGTCATCAAATATTACCACCCAATCTTATTGTTGATGAAGAGTTTAAAATTGATGGTACATCAGTTAGATTTGGAACAAATAAATTCACACTTATATCTCAATCTGGTAATATACAATTAGATGATAAAACAGAATATACTGCTAAAGTTGATAATATTGCTCGACCTATTAGTAACTTAGAGCATGAAGTAACGGAGAATGAAAAACTCCGCAAAATTGATGTTTTACGAGAAGGATATTTACAAGTATTTGTAAATGATTTGCGAGATGTAACTCGATATGATAAAAGTTCAAATTATATTACCAGTTCTTTATCTCAGGCAGACGTAGACTTAGTAACATAAAAAAAGGGGTCATGAGACCCCTTTTTTATTTGAATAATAAATTAATCCAAGCTGCTAATACCAACAAGGTTAAGCAGATTTGATTATATTTCATTACTCTTCTGCAAGTTTTGCGAAGTATGATAACGCATCATCATCATCTTCATTAACAGAAGAAGGTGTAGTTGACACAGCAGCAGTGACTAACTCCTCTGCTTCTCCACGATCTGTGTCCTCTTCTTCAAATTGAGGTGCAACAGATTTCTTGTTTCCAAGAACATAGTCTAGACGAGTTTTTAATTCATCGTATGACTTAAACTGGTCTGGTGCAACAATCTCAGCAAGTGAGAACTGTTTCTTCCAGAGTGATTCCATTGCGTCGTCGTCATTAAGTAACGGACTTGGTGCAGCAAACTCAGAACTATCATAGTTTCTGTATCCTGCAACATTCTTTGCCTTCAACTTAAAGTTTGCACCTTGCCAGAAATCAAATGGATCGATTGCTTCCTCATCTTCAAACTCAGGTTGCATTGCTGCAGTAAGTTTGTCAAAGATTTTCTTCCCATATTTGTATAGGAATACTTTACCTTCGTTCTCAGGATTTGCAGGATCTTTTACAACATAGATGTTAGAGACATAAGTTAACTTACGCTTCTGTTTTCTTGCTGTTTCTTTTCCAGCATCAGTTCCATTGTTCCAGAGTAATGA